TTGTGGTGCAGGTTTTTGGCGGTTGCTAACATTGTGGTTCCTCCCCTCAAAATAGTGTTTCATACTACCTACCCCGGAAGGTAGGCACCACGAAAGACTATATGTCCCAAATCGGCAGGAACGAGCGGTTGACCATTTCGCGCCTTTTGTATATCCAGTCAACTTCGTTTGGTATGGTTTCTGCCGGTGCGCTCATGCCCTCGCCCTGGATACTACAGTCCCAGTGGTCGGGGTAAATATAAATGCTATATACACTGTTTGCGCCCGACGTGAGATTCATGACTAGATCCCCTCCCTCGCTGCGCTGGGCAACTGGTTCGCCCTCGGAAGTGCGGATTTTCTTGACGTTTTGGCAAAAGTTCTGAGCATCTGCCTTGGTCTGAATTTTTTGAAATTGCATAAATAAACCCTCCCTCATAATATTGGGGTAAATCCCCTCCCTGTACTCCCCAGCAGGAGAGTTTAGGCAAGGGACTAACGTCCCTATAAACCCAAGTTTTGCCTGACCTCATCGGCGGTAGGTGCTGAAAAATCTGGCTCCCTTACTTCGGTAAAATATACCTGTAGGGGAGGTACGCCATTAACGCCATCACCACCCCACAAACTGGTGTAAGGTATTTTGTCCCTGAATTCCTCCACCTTTTGATCGGAAGGAAACTGAAATGCGGTGAAGTCTTTGTCGCTGACTACTATTCTGCCGCCGTGCGCCCTTGCGAGCGTTGTTACTGTTTTTCTGTCCATAAATCAAACCCCCTTTTAAGTTTACCAAAACCCTTATCGAAAAGGATTTAGGTAAAACTGCGACTTTAGGTAGTCGCTGACCTGGTGAAGATATTTGCATCCCCTCGGAAGTAGCAGTATTCGCCACCCCGCATTTCGCGGATTACTGCATCCTCGCTGGGGTAAGTCCAGGTATTGCCGTTTTTGAATACGTTCTGTTGACGGTAAGCGATTAACGCTTGCTTTGCCGGCAGGGTGTATGCTGCTAACTCGGAAATGTCGCCTTGCTCGTCTAATAACATTATTGTGGTCATAATCATCATCCTCCTTTGCCTCAACAAAACCCCTCTCTAAAGGAGTTTTGGCGAAGCAGGGACCGAAGTCCCTATTCAATTGTCATAATTTTTTCCCCATCTTTCCAGATGCTTATAACTGCTTCTGGTTTGCAATTTTTAAAGTGTTTTGCTCTCGATATTGCGTCCTCTATGTTGTCCTTACTCGTCAACCATCCAAAATGACTGCTGAGAACTTTATACATTATACATACCTCCTTAGGTTTTACCTCTGCACCCTGCAGGGTGCAGAGGTAAAACCTAAACTTCCCCTTTTCTGCATAGTTGGTCGATCCCGCCTCGGTTCCAGTGTTCGCTCGCCTTGATCCGCATCATGCAGACTTTGCCGGTTCGCGCTGTGGGGTTTTTGTTATTCTTTTCTGCGTGTGCGGTGCGCTTTGTTGCTGTGGTGCTGTATCGCCTCCCCTTTATTCTGACTTGCCACCCCTACCCGAAAGGGTAGGACGCTCCAGCTTAAGGCACTTTTTATACTCGCTGGGACGAGTTTATTCGGAATATATTTCCATGTCTGCTCCGGTGAAGCATTGTTCCGTCTTGCTGTACCAGTTTCCTTCCTCCTGCACATAAAGACTGTCGTCTTTTAGGTTTAAGATTGCATCCTCTGGAATTTCTACTTCTACGATTTCCTTGCTCGGTATTACAGTGTCGCCTAAGTCGGTAACTACCGTGATGTCGATGTTCTCGTCGTTGTAAATTTTCATGTTGTTTCCCCCTCGTATTTAGTTGTTGTTGTGTTCCATGTGCTTATACTATCAAACCTGCTCGTAGTTGTCAATAGTTTATTTCAATTATTTTTAGTTTATTTTTAGGTATAGAAAAAGCCGCTTATTTTGCGGCCTCAGTTAGAAAATGTTGCAGGTCCTTTTCGTATACTCTATAGTATTTTCCCAATTTAACCGCAGGAAGTTTTTTAGTTCTAATCAACTTCCATATGTATTCCTTAGGCAAACTGAGATATTCGGAAACCTGCTCAGTTGTATATAGTTTATCCATATTATCCATTGTCTCTTTCTCCCCTCACATAATATTTGTGGAACATTTCCTTTTCCGCTTCGTCATGGAAAGGGAAAAGTCTATAAGATTCTTCTGGATCGTATTTTTTGCAGTTACGAGAATTAATGTGTGGTCTGACGTTAAGTAGGTTACTTCTTCTAGTGTTGAATGTGTTTCTGTCCAGGTGGTCGGTTACAAATGGTTTTTTAGGTTTACCTGCCACTAACCAGTGTGCGTAATACAACCTCTTTCTAATTGTGGTAAATAAGTATTTTCTATTGGTATACCATTTATGTTTTAATAATTTGTCGTACATATCTAAATCAAAATAAAATTTACTTCCTGTTCTCTCGATAAAAACAATGCAGCAATCTTCCTCTTTAATAACCGTGTTTATTCTGTATCACCCCTTTTAATTGTTAGTTATAGTTTATCATAGCTGTTTGCAGTAGTCAATAATGGCTATCCATGCAAATTTGTTTTCCGCTACTATAGAAACAACACAAAACCCCCTGCAAACGTGTTTGTAGTGACCATACGCAAAATACAGGTACAAACATACCTGCAGTGTGTTTTGCGTGACTGTATGGTGACTGTGGCGAAGCTGTTTTTGTTGTGGAGGGAGGGGAGAAGAGAAAAGTGTATCTATTTTCTGTAGATATGCGGAAAACGGAAAGTTTTGCTTGTTTTCCGACTTTGGACGTGATAATATGGTAATGTGGGGTTTTTATACCATGTTTTTTTATTTGTGCTGACCTACTGAAAACGGTAGGAGAATACTGTTTATGGGAGCATCCGAGAGGGTGCTTTTTTGTTTTGTTTTTATGTATGTAGTATTGATTACTACCTGCCAAATATGGCAGGTAGTAAAATGGTGTCTAGTCTTACTCCCACAAGGGTTTGCTGGTTTGGCGCGTGAAAAGCAGTATATATACCAGAAAGTGAGTTGTTTTTATTTGATAAAAAGATGTTTGATTCTTGATGATGATTTCGGTTATGGCAGGACAAGGAGACAAGTCATAGATCCTGAGACAGGTGAAATGATAGCTGAAGTTTGGCACAACAAGCCTGAGCAGGGTATATTTCCAATAGGAGTCAGCGCAACAGTAGCGCAAACCATTTTTACAAGGGAAGAGTCGCCCGACAAGCAGTCTGAGCATATCAGCATCCGCGACAAGGATATAGAACATAGTTATTATGAGTTCTGGAATACGAAAAAAGGACTGAAACCGCCAAAAAAGCGCAGTACAGGGAACAAAAAAGGTTACGTGAAGCTGTACAATGAAAAATTGGTGGAACTGAGCGCAAAACTGAGCGATGCAGACATGGGGTTTCTGGTGAAGCTGTCGCCACTGATTGACTGGGACAATGGAGCATTGACAGACAAGCGGAAAAAGGAGAAGCTGAGCGCAGAAGATTTGATTCGCGTACTGAAAATGCCGGAAAGAAACTTCTATAGAAGAATGTCAGTTTTGACGGGCGCAGGTGTAGCGTATCGGAGGAAGGATTGTTATTACATCAATCGTTCGTACATGGCGAAGGGATAGAAGATGTTGAAATGAGGTGAAGGAGAATGAAGATTCCGAAAGTAGGAAGACCGTTGAAGTTTCAGAGTGTTGAAGAGATGGAAAAACTTATCAATGCTTATTTTGAGAGTTGTTTTAAAAAAAATGAAGATACTGGAGAAATGGAGCAGGTTATTCCATTTACGGTGACTGGACTGGCTATTGCTATTGGGACGGATAGGAAAGGATTATGTGAGTATGGAGATAGACCTGAATTTAGCAACGCAATCAAAAAAGCTAAGTCATATGTAGAGAATTATGCGGAGCAAAATATGTATACTGCACGCAATCCAGCAGGTGCTATTTTCGCTCTCAAAAATTTTGGTTGGCGCGACAAACAGGAAACAGAAATCACTGGTGCAGGTGGCGCACCACTACAAGTTGCCTTTGCAATTGCCAGGCCAAACCGAGAGGAACAAAAAGTTTTAAAGTCGGAGAATATTAACGAATAATTCAATTATGACACTTTTTTAACATTTAGTTCCGGTAATAAATATTATGTAAACTAGCAATTAACCTTAAACCCAGCATTAATGCTGGGTTTTTAACTATTTCTACAGTTATTCCAATTTGTCGAATAACTGAAATGTCGAAAGTCCACCACTGACGGACACGTTTTGGCGTTCACAAGCGTAGGGTTGAGACACTACATTGTACTTTTGGCTTGTCCAATTCGAGGTGAGAATATGGCAACAATAGAAATTCCATACCAACAATCCGAAAAGCAGGCCATTTTTCACGCTTCGGCAGCCGACGAAACCTTTTTTGGTGGTGCAAAGGGTGGTGGCAAGTCAACAGCTTTGGTCATGGACGTTTTGGGCTATGCGTTAGAGTATGTCGGTGCGGAGTGTTACCTGTTTCGTGAGACATACGACGACTTAGAAGCTAACCTTATTGCCGAATGGAAACGCAGAGTTCCGGCACAACTATATAAGTACAATGAGAGTAAGCATATTGCTACTCTCATAAATAGTAGTGTAGTTAAGTTCCGCTATGTTTCCAATTATACAGATGCGGAGCGTTACCAGGGCCGTTCTATAGATTATATAGGCGTTGACGAACTAACCAAGCATGAGGAAAAGACCATACAGGAATTGTTGTCCTGCTTGCGTTCAGCTAAAGGATTTCCACCTACCTTCAAGGCCACTGGAAACCCCGGCGGCATTGGTCACAGGTGGGTGAAGGCCAGGTATATCACCAAAACAGAGTACGGCGAAAAGGAATATCGGGACCTTGATACAGGTAATATCATTAAATTCGTACCCTCGCAGGTTTACGACAACCCTGCTTTAATGGCAAATGATCCTGCCTATGTCAAACGACTGGAAAACCTGCCAGAAGCTAAAAAGAGGGCATTTCTATATGGAGATTGGGACGTTTATACAGGTCAAGGATTTCCTGAGTGGTCAGAGAAGATACACGTTGTAGACAACTTTCCTATTCCAGACTACTGGCGAAAGTGGCGTTGTCTGGACAATGGTTATGCCGATCCCTTCTATTGGGGTTGGATGGCAGTATCTCCCGAAGGTACGGTTTACTTATATAGAGAGTTCACGCGTACAGAGGAAGAACCGAGACTACTTTATACGGAACAAGCCCAAAAGGTAGTTGAACTAGCCACCTATGCGGAGTTATTGGAAGATGGCGTTTCGGAGAAGCAGGAGCGTATATCTTATACCGTGGCTGGCGTTGATGCATGGAATAAGCACCACAGAGACACGACAGGCAAGGATTTAACCGACTACTATGCAGAGGGCGGAGTAAGCGGTTTTATAAGGGCCATAACTGACCGCAAGATGCGCAAAGATATTATGCACGAATACCTGAAGCCGTACTTCGATGATGTTTTAGGTAAGTATGTAGCCAAACTACAAGTATTTCGTTCATGTAAACGCTTCATCGAATGGATGCCGGAATTAGTTGAGGACCCGGACGATGTGAATAAGATAGCCGATTGTGCCTGGGATCACGGATTTGATTCCGTAGGTTATGGCATAATCTCATTTCATGCTAAACAATCTAAGTCACCTAAACCACAAAAGGGTAAGATAGCGGCCGACAAAGAACGTCTAGCAAAGTTAAGCGTAAGAAAAAGGAGAGTGTTTTAATGGGTACGCCCCAACCTAAACTATTCAAAATCAACACTGTCACCTACTGTCAAACCTTCAATTGCCGTAAGAAGGCAGTCTACGCAATAGGTACAGAAGGTAGTCCCTTGCAAGCATGTCACCCACTATGTGCTGAATGTGCGAAGTCGATTATCGCTAATGTACCGGAAGAATTGTTACCGCAGGATAGTATAGAGGCTTCACAGGAGGCCCATACAGACGAGCAAAGTGACACTCAGGTATTAGGAGAGGTACATATTTGTGAAGTGTGCAGTGCTGAATTCCCAACCAGAAAAGCACTGTCCGGTCATATGTTGAAGCATAGGAAAGAAAGTCAATGACCGACATAATCACAATCTCAGCACTCCTTGTATTGTTAGCGGCACAACAATATCTCCACTACATCGAGCGCAAAGACCTCTGCAACCGCTTAATGTCTCGTGATTTAGTTGACTATAAGAACGTAACCAACAATAAACCGCCGCCTAAAGGTAAGAACTTCGTGCAGAGAGGGTTGCATAATTTCTACAATAGCAAGAAAGAAGGTGATAACTAATTGCTAGAATCTATCACAAATCCGATTAAAAACGCCTTCTCAGCAGTCAAAAACGCTTTCGGTGGTACAGAAGATAAACCATATTTCGACGATGAACTGGTTAAAATGGTCAATGATGAGTTTGTACGTCGGCAGCAAGAACGCAGGCCGCACGAATTACAGTGGAGACTTAACCTTGCTTTCTATGAAGGTAATCAATTCATAGACATTAATACGGCAACAATGGCACTTGAAGAGCAACCGACTATGTTTAACTGGCAGGTTAAGGAAGCATATAACCACATTGCACCCAACATTGAAACCCGTGTATCTAAAATGAAGCGTATTCGTCCGGTATGTAAGGTCACTCCCGGTACAAGTGAACCTGCTGATTTACGCAAAGCCAAAATATCCGGTATGTTGCTTAAAAACACGTATTCCGATCAGGAAGTCAAGGACAAGATGGAAGAAACTTACTCCTGGATGGAAACGTGCGGTACGGTGTTTTGGAAACAGATATGGAACCCCGATATTGGGCAGGTTATCGCTACCGATGAAGAAGGTAATCCGATACATGAAGGTGACATTGAAATTATTGTCGTACCTCCACAGGAGATTTACCCCGATTCTTCTTATAGGACAAATATTAAGGCGTGTAAGTCTATTATTCATGCCAGGGCGTACCATGTCAACGATATTAAGTCCATATGGGGCGTAGATGTTAAATCTGAGGATGCAAGTGTACAGGCGTTGCAGTCTACTATGAACGGTATGGGTGGTTTAGGTTATGGTCAAGGTGGATTTATGTATAGCACCGCTAAGCTTAAAGACCATGCTATCGTTAAGGAATGGAACGAGTTACCTTCTAAGGAGTATCCAGAAGGGCGTTTAATTATTGTCTGTTCCGGTACGTTGCTATATGCAGGTACATTACCCTTTCAAGTCGGTGACGATGGTACTGTAGGTATTCCGTTTACTAAACTTGACTGTTTGAAGCGTCCCGGTATGTTCTGGGGCAAGACGGTATTAGAACGTCTAATACCCGTTCAACGTGCCTATAACAGCCTTAGAAACCGCAAAACTGAGTATCTAAACAGGGCGGCAATAGGTCAATGGGCAGTTGAAGAAGGTTCTGTGGATGATGTTGACTTTGAGGAAAATGCCGGGGCACCGGGGGCAATACACGTTTACCAAAGAGGTAGTCAATCCCCCAATATGATAAGAAATGAACCTTTACCACAAGCATTTGAAACCGAAGAACCTCTGCTATTGCAGGGTTTTTCTATTTTGTCGGGTGTTTCTGAGATTTCACGGTCAAGTCAAGCACCGTCTGGCGTTAAATCCGGTGTTGCCCTGGGGATTGTGCAGGAGCAGGATGATACTCGTCTTTCAAATACGGCCGACAATATTGAACGCTTCATCGTGCAAGCAGGTAAAATGACACTTCGACTTCTTAAGCAGCACGTTAAAATGCCTCGCGCTCTCAAAAAAGTAGGTAAAAACAATATGGTTGAAGTTATCGACTGGACTGGTATGGATATTCACGCCGACGATGTAGAATTCGATTCTATTGCGGCAAATATTGATAGTCCGAGTCAGCGCAGACAAATGGTATTTGACTTAATGGAGTCTGGGTTACTGTTAAATCAAGATACCCAAAGGATAGATGCTGAAACACGCAGTAAGATTCTCGAAATGATTGAGTTTGGTGATTGGGAGAGCGCAGACGATACCGACCAATTGCATATCTCTAAGGCAGAACGCGAGAATAAGCAAATGATGGAAGGTAGTTTACCGACTGCTCGCAACTTTGATAACCACATTTTACACATTTCACGACACCAGAAGTACAGATTGACCGTTGATTATGAGGAAGTTGTTGCTCAAAATCCACAGATTGACGTTATGTTTGAGCAGATGGTTAATATGCACCTTGCTATGATGCAGCAGGCAGTTCAGCAGCAAATGATGGAACAAGCGGCAATGGCAGGGCAGGGTGAACAGCAGCAGGCAGTATAAATTAAAGGAGATAGATAAAAATGAATAAATTTATCGGTTTTAAAATGGTTCAAGCGGAAGAAATGACAGTAGAGGAAAGAAAGATTTATTTTCCGAACATTAAACCTGCTACAGAGGAAAAAGATGGCTACAAAGTTGTCTATCCAGATGGATACGAAAGTTGGTCGCCTAAATCAGTATTCGAGAAAGCATATATGCAGGTTGGGCAGAACAATACTATCACTCAGGAAAACGTTGATATGTTCATTGCTTCGGTGCAGGACTTTAAATTAGGCGAAAAAACAACTACCGTAATGGTTACGCTTGTTAACGGTTTCGTTATTGTTGAGTCGTCTAGTTGTGTCGATCCTGCTAACTTCAATCAGGAAATCGGCAAAGATATTTGCATGGAGAAGGTTAAGGATAAAATTTGGGGACTTCTCGGATTCTTGCTGCAAACAGCAGTTAGCGGAATTAAATAAATATTACTTACATTAAGGAGGATTATACTATGGACGGACAAACAGGTACTCCACCGGCGACAGATACAAGCGCAGTGCAGGAAACTACTTCACAGGTAACAGAAACGCAGGTAACGCAGACTGATAACACTCCGGTTAATCCGTTGCTGGAATGGATGAAGGGCGGTAATGAGGAAGTTACTGCTACCGAACCCGTTACTGAACCCGTTACACAAGTCGAACCTGAGTTAATCATGGGTAAGTTTAAGTCCCAAGACGAGTTAATTGCAGACTATAACGCAAAACAAGCGCAGTTAGAGCAATTGCCACAACTTCAGCAACAGTTTGAGGCTCAGAAACAGCAACTTGAACTGATGCAGTCGCTTATTCAGAGTCAAAAACCTGCCGAACCTGTTAAACAGGAAGAACCGGAGTTGACTCCGGAACAAATTGCCGAAATGAATCAGGCAATGCAGGACAAAATGTATAACGATCCTATTGGTTTTGCTAATGAAATTAAGGCGCAGGCACAGGCAGAGGCAATGAAGCAAATTCAGCCGCTACTTCAAGAACGCGAAATGGCACAGAAAAAGGCCACATGGGACAATACGATTAACCAGTTATATGAGGCTAATCAGCAGGAATTTGACGCTTTAAAACCGGCAATGCAGAAAATTACTCAGCAATTGGGTGATATGTTGTCTAAAATACCTCCTGATGTTGCGGCACAAAAGGTTTATGACATGGCTAAGTCTACTTATGTACCGCCCGTAGCACCTCCGGCGCAGAAAACACCGCAGGAAATGTTAGCGGATCCTGAGTTTCAGAAGCTAGTCATGGCAGACCAGAACATTAGCAAGATGATTATTCAGCAATATGCAGGTCAAATTAAGGCCGGTCAACCCCCCGTAACTATCGGAGGGCAGGCAGGCGGTCAAATACCTGCAACAGCAGGGAATAGTCCTAAAAATGCAAGAGAAGCATACGCAATGCACAAGGCGTATGTTCAGGGTTTGCAGTAAAAATAATAAATATACGGAGGTATCAAAATGCCTACTTCAACAATTACCACGTTAGCAAATAGTTTTAAGAATTTCTATCTGAACGCTTTGGTGTATCAGATTAACGAGCAGGCTTCACCCTTGCTTGCACAGATTGAAAAGAGTTCCGAGAAAATCCAGGGTACTAAGATTGTGTTCGGGGTTAGATACGGTGTTTCCGGTGGCATCGGTAATATTGCCGACGATGGCGATTTTCCCGAACCTAATGCTAGAAAGACCAAGCAGTTAGAGACTGGTACTAAAAACTTTTTCGGTACTGTTCGCGTAACTGATAAGGCCATTCTCGCCTCTCGCGGTGATCGCGGTTCCTTCGGTAATGGCATGGTCGATGAAATGGAAGAGATTGAGACTGACATGAAGAAAGTTATGTCTCGTCAGATTATGGGTGACGGTACTGGTTTGCTTGCAACTGTAACCGCCGTTTCTTCTTCCAGCACTACTCACACTTGTACCGTTGACACTACCGCCAACCTGGATATTGGTATGATTATTGATGTTTATACTTCTACCACAAAGGATACCTCGGAAACTGAGATTACTCTTGTTGACGATGTGCTGTCTAAGGTAGTTTTCGTTGCCACTACTGCCCCGGAGGTTGGTGACTTAATCTATACTCAAAACAGTAAGGGTATGGAATTGACTGGCCTAAAATCAGTTATGACTGCCGATAATACCATTTACGGACTTGACCGTACCGCTAACCTTTGGTTTAACCCGACTATTCAAGCAATTAGCGGTCCATTTGACGAACTACTTATTAAAAAAGGCATGGATTTGTCTCGCCGGAGAACAGGCGTAAAGCACGACTTTCTGATCTGTGACGATGGCATTGAACGTGCTTATATTGCCTATAAGGCCGCTTCTAAAGTCACTGTTGGCGATATGTCCGATAAGATTAAGGGCGGTTTCGGTGCTATTGACTTCAATGGCACTCCTTTGACTGTTGACTTTTTCGCTACACCTGGTGAGTTGGTTGCGCTGCGTACAAGCGATTGGGCGTTGTATCAACTAAACGAACTCGAGTGGATGGAGCAGGGCGGTCAGATTCTTAAACTGCTTGAAGATAAACCTATCTATCAGGCTACTTTGCGGAAATACTGTGACCTGTGTTGCAAACTGCCACGCGGTCAGGTAAAATTCACCGGCATTACACCGATGTAGGGAGGTTTTTATTTTGGCATTAACAGTAGCGTTTATTAAATCTGGCAAAACAACCGGAGGTATGGAGAGAATAGTAAATGTAACATTCGATGATTCTTACCCTACCGGGGGCGAGTCGTTAACCGCCAGAAATTGCGGTCTAAATGTTATCGAATGGGTGCAGGCAAACCCTGTTGGTGGGTATATTTTTGAATACGATTACACCAACAAGAAACTAAAAGCATATATGTGTGATTATAGTGTTAGTGTAGATGGTCCAATGATTGAAGTTGCTAATGAAGCAAATTTAAGTACGATTACCGCTAGATTGCTCATAAAGGGGTATTAGTATGGTATCGGAACAATTTCAAAGTGCAGTTATCGACAGGTTGAGGATATTTCCATATCTTCATCCTGTTTTTTCTCACCCAATGGCAGATTTAATGCGTCAATACGATAATGGACTATTTCTTGTCTGGAATAATTGGGACGAGCAATACGAGGTGCATAACCTCGGTAATCAGGGATTAACCTACGGTTTTGCTGTTCCCGACAATACTATTGATTCTCGCATTGAGACACTACTCCGTAAGGGTGATGTTCGTGTTAGGGGCGATGAAATATTCATGGACCCACGCGAACTAAGGGAAAGAGCAAAGAGAAGTCAGCAAGGTAAGCGCAGAAATGATTTGCGAGGAATTGCAGAAGAAATCCATCCGGCCATGAGAGCGTTAGCATGGGAGGGATATTAATTGACACAGTTAAGAACTAATTTACTTCAACCTACTATCTCCTATACTCAGGAGTGGCAGGATAGGTTAAAGCAAGATCCGATTGTTGCTGTAAAAGGTATTGTTTTTTCCGATAAAACAGGAACCTTGTATATTGATGAATCGGACGACAAATCAACTATTACTCAATTGGCTGAAAAATTAGTTTCGGCAAATGTGACCTCCGAACAAGACTGGGTGAAGTTGACCAAGCGGTGGTACAGGTTCCGCTATGTCAATGGTGCGTCAGCGCAGGGTGAGTTTATCTTACTGCAAGACATCGACAAGTCAGGAGAGTTAAGAAGTGGTATTCTTGCTTCTCCTGGCGTTGTTGTTAATACTCAACTAACTGGTAGTTATGTTTCGGTAGATGCTGTCATAGCACTTAACGGTACCTTATCCACAGAGATTGATTTTAGGAATTTTAAATACTTATCTATTCGTATGCCTGACGCTTGGACAGCAGCAACATTAACAATAAAAGGTTCGGCAACTGCCGGAGGAACTAAGCGAGTCATTAAAAATGATGTTGGTGTAGCCTTCGCTCCTATGACTGTAGCGGTTGATGAAATATACAGTATTGATGTTCAATCCCTTATGCTTGCAGGAGTATTTTTCCTATCCTTAGAAGCATCCGTAGCACAAGCAGCAGAAAGAACAATTAAAGTTATGATGAAAGCGTAGGTGTTAATATGAGTTTGCATCTACGCCCAAAACGCGTTTCGCAATATGGTTTGGTTGCTGAGTACAGATTTGACCAAAGGAATTTACTGAAATATAGTGAAGATTTTAGCAATGCACTATGGACTAAAATTAGTACCAATATTATTAACACTAATAATATTGCTCCAGATGGCACATTAACCGCTTCTAATGTGCAAATACAAACTCCTAACTTTGGTTCAATTTTTATAAATATTCCTGTTATATCTGGAGCAACATATACACTATCTTTTTATGCTAAAGATGTAAACGCTTTAAATGCACATTACAGAGTTTACAATGTGACAAATGCGGTAGACTTATTTAGAGAGAGTTATTTAGAAACAATTAATAAAACATCATGGAAAAGAATTGTAAGAACATTTACTGTACCAGTTACTTGTAGTAATATATACCTTTATCTGCTAAATGGTGATACGAATGTTGATTTATACCTTTGGGGTGCTCAATTAGAATTAGGTAAAACAGCAACAACATATCAGAAAACTACTGACCTACAGTTATTGCAAGATTACGGACGATATGGTTATCACGGTCAATTAGGTAGTACATCTGGAGTAGATGCAACAGACCCTATATTTGACGGTCAAGGATTAAAATTTGACGGAACAGATGATTTTGTTTTTGTTGGAAATATAGGAAAACAAATATTTGCTTTGCAATGTGCATTTTATGTCGGGAATATAATTAATAAAGATAGCGCAGGACAGACATTAATTAATGCTAAGAGCGTACCTGGCGAATATGTCGCTTTGGGTTCTTATACAGGATTATTAACTAATGAGATTATTTCCGTTGGTGATTCTAGTGGCGGTAGGAACGGTTGGTGTAGCGACACAGAAAGCATCTCAATTGGTTGGCATTTATTAGAATGTATATGGGATGGAGTTAAATACAGAATACGTTTAGATAATATAGAAAAATCAACAACAACTATAGGTACTCCGCAAATATTATTTGCGGATAATTTATTGATGGGTAAATTAGTAAATAATACAACGTATTTTAGCGGAAAGCTAAGTTTATTAACTTTTTATAATCGTTCTCCTATTGATGCAGAATTAGCAAACAATAGAGCGATTATAAAAACAGAATTAAAAATGAGAGGAGTCGATGTATTATGGTAGTAATATTTGATAACATTGAAGTATTCCAGCAGGTTATTAATCCTTTGCCTTCTGGAGTTAACCTTGACCCAGTGGCAGGAGGAGATGGAAGATTGGTATCTAGTTACAATTTTAGCGAAGAAGATATTGCTTATCTTCAAACTATCGAAGGTGCTGAAATTATGGATGGTATGCCGAGTGATTGGATTTATCCTGGTAGTGGACTTTAATCCAACTAACGAAGGTGCGTTAAGGAGATAACTTATGGATGAAGATATAGTAACAAGGGAAGTAATAGAATTCTCAGATGTTATTAAAATGATGAGCGACTTTAACCACATCGTTAATGACATCAATAAAAGGTTCATGTGGACGGTTATTATCGCGTTAATGTGCATTACGATTACCGTAAGTAGCCTTGCGGGGTTTTATTTTATGGCAGACTATTCTACAGTATATCCGAACGTAACCCAGGAACAGCATACAGTTGATTCCAAACAAAGTCAGAAAATAGATAGGAGTGAATAATGATGCCAAGGAAACCGTCAAAGCCGTCAAAACCAGCGAAGCCCAGGAAACCAAAAAAACCTTATTAAGGTGCTTATTTTATGAAAAAAGAACATCGCTGTAGGCGTTGTGGCAAATTGTTGGCGATCCAAAGAGACGGTAAACTTCAGATTCTATGCGTTCATCGCGGTAAAGAAACAGGCGGGATGAAATGCGGAACGATGAACGAAATACCATTATCTCTTACATGTGACAATTGCAACAATATAAACAATATGGTTAAAAAATAATCTAATCGTGACTCTGCGAAGTCCTTGGAAAACAAACCAAGGGAGTGATGATTACATGAGAGCGTTAACAATCCCGCTCACTGAAACAATTGGAGTCAAAGGCGGCGTCCGAAAAGACGGCGTACTTGTCGGAAAAAACCCGGCAATCGACATTACTAAGGCGTTTAAACGCAGCAAAATTATAACAAACGGACGCTTTTTTACCGAAGATGTCACCGGACAGACCAGCGTTTTTGTTGATGTAAGCACGGCGGCAAACAATGATACTATCGGGGATGTGGATATGTTCCCGACTGCTCCTACTATTGGCGATGCTTTTTATTCCTGCATATTAAAATCTCTAACGGCCAATGAGGTGCATTATTTTATTTCAACCGCCGGTTTTGGAATAACGCTGGAGCATGAATACTGGGACAGTTCAACAGAAGTTTGGACAGCATTAAGCGGAGTTGTCGCAACCAATTTCCTTACAGTTACTGGAATTAACGTGTTCAAATTTACAGCTCCGTCCAACTGGGGCAATGTGCTTATTAGTGGTTTCTATGGCAAAGTGATCCGGCACCGGATCACGGCTGTATCCAGTCCGGTATCTCCGAAACTGACCAGGGTTTATCCGGTTTCTACGACTCATGTTAATACTGAAATAACCAATGATCTGAAAGATCCATCTTACGCACAACTTGCCAGTTATATTGTTGAAGGTGATGAAGTTTGTATTGCGTCACCGGAAAAGCCGTGGGGCTACGAATTCATATACAAAGATGCCCAGGAGGGCGGCGGTACTGATGAATTCACCTATAGTACGGCATCTGAAGAAAAAGCCTTAACCGTGACTGACACATCAAATAACTACAGGACTAAGAACGAGCGGACGTTTAAGCCTAAAAACCTGGTGGCTACGGCGGCAAACGCTACGGTTACGACCGTTCAAGTAATTGCTGAACACGGCTACATCGAGGCTGCCGTTGCGGCAATTCCAACCGCTACTACAAATAAGTTCTCTATTGGGCTGTCTGCAGTAACTACCGGGACAGTTGGCTATGAGTTGCGGGCTGATTTTGTAAGCAGTAATCCCCGTCTGACAGTTTATGAAGGCGGCGTCCTAAAGTATACCCATACTGTGAATCTTGTCGTCAACGATGTTTTGCGCGTGTTCTGTCTTGACGGGGCAAGCGATGATACTAAAAATCTAATCCTATATTATCTAAACGGTTCGGTCATTTACACTTCAGAGACTACAGAAGGAAATAGTCTTTATGGTCGCGTTATTGGTCAAACCAGCGGTGTCCAGATTAAGCAGATGAAGTACATTGACTTCTCTGACCTCCAGGCTCTGCCAATATCAGTCACGTTCCAGAGCGTGACGAGCATGACTGTCACCGATGAAACACAGATCACCGAGCAACTTTTCGCCAGGCATTATGTAAAATTCGTAGCACCGAATGACTTTGTGTCAATAACCGCTGCCAATAGCCATATCGGGGTTGACGGATTTCAGTATTGTCGGGTTAAGCGTGGCGTGATAACTAAGCCGACTTCATACATGAGGGCACGACTTTTAACGATGGGAAACACTAAAGTCAAAGGGTTAAAGGTTGTCGGGGACTCGACATATACTGGTTTTAAATTCTGCTCAGGGGAAGTAGACGCAATCGAATCAGATAGTATCCTAATGCTTTTTAATAAGCAGTCCGGGGCTACTGCACAAATTGATCTCCCAAAAGGCACTCAACTTTTGGAAGCAACTATTAACATAACCTACCAGGACGGCAATGAAATGCTTATTACACAGGTTAAAGGCGACAATGAATCAGATATTGGCATCGGATCTTATATTATGCTTGGGGAGGCGAGATAAAAATGGGAAATAAAATCGTTAAAGTTCATGAAATGACAAAGGCCGAACTTGCTTCTCATGAGCATAGCATGAGCATCAATATGATGGCCTATATCACTGATGCTGCTGCAGGAGAAGCCTCGATAGCATTTGGTACTCCTACGGGGCAAGAAGTAAAAAGGGTTTTTGATCAGACCGCTGTCGAACAACAGGTGCAGACAGCAGTTTCCAATGCTTTAAAGAAGGTATCTCTTATCGGAACCGGGAGTAAAGCGTTGACATATTCTTCCCATAATGGCGCGGAGGTTCATGCCGAATCTGGGGTAACAGAAGTAACAATGGCCTTAACTGATTTCCAGGTAAGCGGTGTGCAACAAACCGGCAGTCTGTGGATGTTCAATTATACTGGCAGCCCATTACCGCTTAAACTCGGTGCGGGATGGTCTGGGGGAATTTCGGAAGATGGAGATACAACCAACGACCTGTCCGGCGCAGGTACTCTTGTAAATATACCTCATGCCAAGAAAGCGTTGGTTATCTTTGACGAGGATGGTTGGGTAAGGACTACCCTGCTTGGGGTGGAGGTAACAACCGCTTCAATGAATGCGGCTATCACAGCGGCATTTGACACCCACGACCATAAAATGAGCGTTAGAGTTGGAACAACGGCAAACATTACTCTTTCTGCAACTCAAACAATCGACGGAATAGCAGTAGTGGCAGGGAATAGAGTATTGGTTAAAAATCAAACCACGGGAAGTGCTAACGGTATTTATGTAGTCGCTTCTGGTGCTTGGACAAGGGCAACTGATGCAGATGGAGCAGGTGAGTTAAACCCCGGTTCGTTGGTATATGTTGAAGAAGGTACAACACAGGCAAAGACTTACTGGACATTGACAAATGCTGGGACAGTGACCTTGGGTACAACTGCGCTGACATTTGAACAATCAGCGGTATCTAAGGCGTTGCTGGATGCTGCTCTACTCGCTAAGTCAGACGATGTTTCAATGCAGAGAGTCCATACTAAAGCGTTCACAAAAACACCCGTGCTTGCACACCCTATTAATTTCGCAGCGTATACGACTACAGACACAGATGGAACGTACACTGTGTCTGCTTTGGCTGAATATAATGCAACATATGCCGCATGGAAAGCGTTTGATAATGTAGACGTTACAGATTGGGCGATTGCCGATACGACTGATTTTTGGATATCAATACAAATGCCAGTTGCAAAAATTATAACTAGAGTTATAGTAAAAGGTAGGGCAACAGGTTCAGAAAATATAACCTCATGGAGAGTAGAGGGGTCTAACGATAATGTAATTTGGGATACATTATATTCATCGTCAGTAACAATTGGCGCTACTGTTGGAACTTTTGACTTTGCCAACACTAAAGCATATACGAGATATAGATTATTTGCAGTTACTGGTACAGGTAACCCGCAATTGGCACGTTTAGAATTCCACGAAAGCACGTATACTGCAACACCTACAACACACTCACACTCAGACGCAACGACTTCTGTTTCTGGTTATATGTCGGGGACAGATAAAACTAAACTTGATGGCATTGCAACTGGTGCAGAAGTTAATGTACAGGCCGACTGGAACCAAGCAACAACAACTTCGGATGACTTCATTAAGAATAAACCAACTATTCCGTCCGCTGTTACTGTAAACAACACACTTACAAGCACGAGCACTACAGAAGCCTTGAGTGCCGCACAAGGCAAGTCTCTCAAGGATACTGCTGATACTCTAGCAACTACAGTTTCGGGCAAGGCAAGTAGTATGCACTCTCACTCGCAGTCTGATGTAACGAGCCTTACAACTGACCTTGCTGCTAAAGAAGTAGCGACAAACAAAGTAACAGCGTTCTCATCACCTACTGATACACAGTATCCATCCGCTAAATTGGTAAGTGACCAGCTTGCGTTGAAATCTAATACAAATCATTCACATAGTACTCCCATAACAGAGGTAAGGTTAAGTCATCCTGTCAACGCCACCAGTGCATCAATGACCGGTACAGATGGCACCTATACGGTCACAGTCTCTGGTGAGTACAGCGCAACGTATGCCGGATGGAAGGTATTCGATAATAACGATGCTACTGACTGGGCGACAAACAGTGTCACAGCAAATTATTGGGTTGCATTGCAATTTCCATTAGCAAAAGTAGTCACGAAGGTACTGGTAAGGGGTCGGACTGGTAGTACAGAGGATACAACTAGTTGGAGAATCGACGGCTCTAACGATGGCACAACATGGACAACGCTGCATACATCTTCCACGCAAATAAGCGATACTCTTGTAACGGAAACCTTTACCAACACTACTGCATACAACCGCTACCGCTTCTATGGGCTTACAAGTACAGGTGGTAGTAATCCGCAGACCTCACGATTAGAATTTCATGAGACAGTTGCAGTACCGACAGTTCCTACTACTGGTGCGACTTTAAATACTGAGTATGCCTCACCCGAACAGCACGGCGGAATTTTTGGTACTGTTTACAGGCAGTATTTCAATACGTCATTGCCATCGATCTTGACGAGTGGGAATATTGTAACCTCACTAGTGGATTACATGATTAGATATGCGACTGCATCTGGTAGAGGTATTGCGCACGGTTGGAGTAGTGACGGAACCAATGCTGCAACCATTATACTTTCTGGAACTAGTGGTGGAGGCAATCTAACCCTCACATTATCAGGTACAATTCTTTCCGCTTATATATCGTGGGTTGACTATTGCAAAGCTTAACAATAAACAACGGCTGTCCCGAAGGACAGCCTATCTCTTTAAAATGATATGTTAGTTTCAATCAGGGAGGTCTAACCGCCTCCCATTTTACATAAAGTAGGTGATCTAATTGACCGGAACTGAAATCAAAGCAATGGCAGAAAAACTACATACCGACGGTGACACAATTCCCGAAGATGTTACCATCAAGGCAATAAACCAATGTCTAATCTCCGACCTTGGTAAAGATGCCAAAGTTATCTCCTCAACAACCATTTCAGCAACACAAGATGTATTTACTAACCTACCCACAAACTTACTTGAAATACTCGAAATAGAGAAAGACGGAAAACCCTACTACGGTAAAAAGTATAGTGAATTTTATGACGGAATGTTCGACCATAGGCAAGGTAAAATACGTTTCCCACAAACAGGTTCATATGAAGTTTGGTACTATCAAGTGCCTGCCGTGATAACTGCAATAGGCAATACACCTGCGGTACATGAGTTATTTCACTATGCCATGACTTACTATGTTGCCTCTCAGTATAAGAGCGATATAGGCGATAACGGCAAAGCAAATGATCTGATGAACAAATATTTCCTCTACCGCAATAAGGCGATGGAGGACTTAGAGAGAACAACTCCGGCAACTAAAGCACCGAGACGAGTTAAGGTAAGTAGGTGGTCATAATGAAAATGCAACCTATTCAGACTTCGGCAGGTGTCGGCAAAACATCTATCGACATAGATAAGTTTAGAGGTATAAATACGCTTCACACAAGGTTAATAGGTGAACCGTCAAGCGGCAAAAACTTTCTTATTGTAGACGAAAAATTGCGTACCCGTGAAGGTTGCAGTTTAGTTACCTCTGACTTCTCGTATCCCATTAAAAGTATTCACTCTGCGCCAAAAGTCAATATGGAAACTAAATTAGTAGTTGAGGTAAACGAAACTATTTGGCAGAAAGTCGGAGCAGAAGAAGAATGGGAGGATTTACAGGGTGACGCTGCAAGCAACTATGGATATTCAAGCGTTCTATGGACAACCGTTGATGAAACAGG